CCAAGTGGGATGAAAATGTGGTCCGGTTGCTTAGATACGGCGGCGACATTACGATTTGTCTCACGCCGGTTATGGGTTTGGATTGGACGTATGACGTTATTTGGTCAAGTGCCAGTGTTATTTACCGGAGTGAGACCATTTCGCAGAAGTTTAACCTGCCGCAGGTAGAAGAAACGGGCAATGACGCGGATATTGAGGTGTTTCAGTGGGCGACGGACGATAATCCTGTAATGGATGTGGAATCTATTGAAAGGTTATTGCAAAACGCCGGGATAGACGATGAGGACGAAGACGACCTTGCCATGCGGCGGTATGGGGTGTTCAGGCAGGTGTCGGGGCGAATATACAAGTCCTTTGATCCGACGGTTCACGTTATTCCGTGGGATGAATATTGGAACCCGAGGGTTTTTCAACATTTTTGGCATTATCGAATCATTGACTATCATCCCACAAAACCCTGGTTCGTGTCCTGGGTGGCTGTGACGCCGCAGCATGAATGGTTTGTGTGGAACGAATTAAGGGCTTTTCATGATAACGTAACTACGCCGGATCTTAGGGACAAAATTAAGAGAGAGTCGTTGCTGGACGAAGAAGACCCGTATAATCGTGGGGTGGAGATAGACCCTCTGGCGAATGTGAAACAGGCAAACACTGGATTCTCGGTATTTGAAGATCTTTCTCGGGGGCCGCACGGGTTAAGGGGGTGCAGGCCAGCGATTACGACGAGCAAGGACCAGCAGGGGAACGAGCATGGGCGAATGAATATTCGGAGGCGTTTGAATAACTCACTCAATATTGGAAGGCCCTTTGCTAATGAGTCGAAGATGAATCAGCCGGAGGCCCGGTTTGAGTATCATCTTCCTACTATCTGGTTTTTTGACACATGCAAGGGGCATGTTGAGCACTTCAAGAAGTGGCGTACCGTGGATTTCAAGCAGGAACATGTTAAGGCGACTAGGGACGCGAAAAGACCGGCGCAGAAGTGGTCAGACTATTGTAGGAACCTAGAGTTTTTAGGGGCGAGAGATCCTGTCTGGTACGACATGCCCCACACTGAAAGGTCAAGGAGCCCGTTTCAGGGTAGAAAGGCGGCATGAAAAAGAAGACGGCAAAGAGGGTTAAGACCGACGCTCCTTTTAAGGATGATGTCCAACAGGCCATGCTTTCTTGGCTTGACGATGAATTTACGGTTGCCAAGAAGAACATGGAGTCGTTCCATGCTGACTTTGATGAGTTTGACGACCTGATTCATTGTCAAAGAGACCCCAAGGAGGACTATGAACCAGATATCTTTCTGCCTGAATTCACGTCGCGCCTGCTTGCCCAAGTCAGCGACTTTGTGGCCCGTTATTTTGCAAGTAGGGATCTTGTAGACACGGCTTGTGAGTTTGACAACCCGGTGGATGTAGGGGAGGCCAAGGCCAGCAAGAAGCTGTTGAACTACCTGTTGAATGCCAAGGACGCCTACTACTACCACAAGCTGTTGCGCCTTATCATGACGCTGTGGCCCAATGGGTTTGCAGTTATCAAGGGTGGGTACGAACAAGAGGTAGTACAGGAGTTGGTTGGTTACGAGCCCAGCCAGGAGTATGCCCTAAATGAAAGCGGGGACATCTTGGCAACTGACGGCCTGGCCTATAACGATCCTTATACTCAGCAGCCTTTACAGGAGACTACCCAAAAGCCTGTGTATCAGGACAAGGTTGTTAAGGATACGCCGACCTTTGACTTGTACCCGATTCAAAATGTCTTCTACGACAATAAGTATGACTACACCCTTCAGACCAAGGATTATGTGATTTTCAAGGATGAGAACAAATCCCTGGATGATTTAAGAAAAGACGCTGGCCGGATGGGGTATTTCAACTTGGATCGGTTGGAGCAGAAAGAGTCTGAGTATCATACGCAGAACGCCACGGCGGGGGATAAGACCTACAATAAGGATGGCAAGTTTTCCCCGCAAGACAAGACCGTTAGCCTGAACTACACGCTCTTGGAGCGTTGGGGCAAATGGTTCGTGGTCGTGCAGGAAAGAGACGAGCAAGGGAAACCTCTCAAGTACAAACCCGGAATTGATCGAGAAGGTAATATTGACGACAAGGCCGAACACTTGGAGTGCATCATTACCTATGCCGTGTGTGATGTCAGTGAGGTTGGCAAAGAGTTGATCCGGTTCCAGGTATCGCCCCACAGCAAGAGGCCCATGGTACGGTTCTTGTGTTACGTGGATGCCATAAGGGACTCAGGGTTTGGTGACGGGGAAACCTGTCGGGAACTTCAGGTTGCCACAAACGACACGTTCAACCTCAGTCTTTACCGCACCATGCTGGCCACGAAGGTGGGTTTCAAGGGAAAGCGTTGGGCTGGGATTGATGAAAACGTGAAGGTTACGCCCGAACGGGCGGTTTTGCTGGAAAACGTAGAAGACCTTGTGCCGTTTGAAATACGGGACGACATTCAGGGCGGCATGTACCAGATGAACACCCTGTCTGATCGCATGGACGACGCTATGGGTAGTGGCGCGAATCAGCGGGGTATGCCTGCCGACAGGCGCGAGACGGCAACCGTGGGCTCTATCATGGAGCGCAGGGCAGAGATGAGGATTGGCTTAAAGTCTACAACCCTGGAATATATTGGCTTTACTGAGTTTTACGACATGCTCTTGACGCTGTGCAACGACTTTATGCTGCCTCAGACCCTTGCCAATATTCTTGGGCCGGACGTGCAGTTTTACAATCCTGGAAGAGAAGACAAGTTCATCCCTGTATCCCAGAGCCTTGAAACAGAGGAGTCCAAAAACTTTAAGGTGAAGATGTGGGATCAGGTATTGGGTAGGATCGTGAATTTCCCGAACCCGAAAACAGCCATGGCGATCAATTATATCCTGGGTCAGATACTTGAAACCATGGGCGGAGACTTTAAGCATTTCAAAAAATGGATGCTTGAGGAAAACCCTGAAGCGAACATGCTTTATATGCTTGCCACTGGGAGCAGCGGTGGGGCTCCCACTGCGAATATGGCTGGGGGGCCTGGGCAACCGAGTAACCAACGAGGCTTTCAGCAGTCCGGCCAGGAGCAAATGGCACGAAGGACTATGTAGAGAAAGGAACGGTAAATGGACAAAAAAGAAGCAATATTGCCAGATTACATTTACTCTTTTCCACAGTATCAGAGAGAAGCGGTCCTTGACGGGGTGGTGAAGGGTCGGTTCCTGAAAAGAGCGCTTAATTCTGAGGCTGGCAAACCCATTGTTCAGTCTGTTGTTGACGAGATCCATAAGCTCACAGTCTATTTGTTTCGGGCCATGGAGTACAAGGACAAGAAGAAGCGGTTGGAGGCTATTGACCAGACGATTACGCGTATTAGTGTAATGCGAGATTTGCTTCAGCGTTGGGCGGAGTTTATGGAAAAAAGTGATGCCCACGACGCTATGAAGGAAAACATGAAAGACCAGTAGCAACAATATTATGGGCTAACCTTGGCCTAGCTAGTCAAGGGACAGCAATTTAGGGGAGTAGCGTAGACTCTACGCCGGGCGAATGTCCGGTCTGCGTTACTCCCCTTTTTTGTTGCCCCAATACGAAAGGAGAAACCAATGGCAGAAGACGATCTCGATACTCAAGGCACTCCCCCTGAAGATTCAGGGCAAGAACCGGGAGCCGAGCCAACGGAACCGCAGGAGCCGACTGAGCCCACGGAGGGCACGGAGCCTGCCGAACCGCAAGACGTAGACGAAGCACTGGTGGACCGGATTGTTCAGAAAGTCAAGTCTTACCAGGGTCGCAAGCTGACGGAGATGGAGCAGCGGCTACAACAGCATAACATGGGGTTGTTGCAACAAATGCAGCAGAATTTACAGCAGCAGAGCAAACCCAAGGAGACGCCGCCCGATCCTTCAGAAGACGCCACGGCTTGGTATCGCTACATGCGAAAACAGGAAACGGTAGAGCAACAGCAGAAGTTTGGAACCATCGGCACCATAGCACAGGGATTGATTCAAAGAGATCCGTTAGTGCAACAGTACCCGCAATTAGGGGAAATGATCGCACAGGATATTCTTCAAAATCGTGGGTCGATTGATCTTGAAATGACTCCCACGGCGTCTGCAAGACAGGCGGTATTAGCTGCCAAGGACCGGATTTTGACGGGGCAGGCGCTACAGAAGCAAAACCCCTTGTCCAAGAATCAACCGGCTAACGTGCCTCTTGGGAATGTAGCGGGGCCGGGGAATACCAAGACCGGGAAGAAAGTCAAATTGCCCAAACTGGACCCGCTCACAAAGAAGATGGCGAAAAAGTGGGGTTACTCTGATGAAGACCTGGCAAGGGTTTACAGCGACGAAGAATGAACCGAGTACCCAAGATAAGCGAGCTAACGCATAAATGTAAGAATTGTGGGTTTCTGTGCGCAAGCAAACGGATAGATGCCAACTGGAACGTGCCGAAAGTAAAAGACGGCAATTATGGAAATAACTGCACCCCCACGCCGGAAGCATGGGTAGCGGGGGCGCTTGTCCCAGGTGATGATTTGTTCCCTGGTGCGCTCGTTTTTCCAGGGTATGACGGTGAATATGAAGTTTGGTATCGCTCAAACACAATTTCCTTTCAAGCCGCAAGCGGGAGTGACCCTGCAAAGATTCTCGATTCTGAGAGTAAGTTTGCAGACAAGCACTTCAGGCCCGGTTGTCCGATAAGGATAGAGTGTGAGGGGGGTATCAATAATGGCAACTATACAATACGGGAAAGGGGCGTGGTTCGTGGTTCGCTGTCGCTTTCAGACGACGACAGCCT